CCCGCTATTAACATAGTAAAATCTTCCCGCCATTGCAGCGTTGGGCCTTGCCGCATAAGTACCCATCATTGTTCGACCAACAAATAGGTTAGTTGCACCATCTCCAATAAATACTTCTTTTGTATCCGTGCAGAATCCCATTTCACCAGCTGCCAAAGTAGGTAAATTAATCTTTAATCCTCTTTTAATCTTGACGACCTGAGGCATTACTCTTCCCCCTTTTTATAAGAAGCTTCCACCATCAATCTCTGCATTTTGGATGTGGGAAGTTAAGTCTTCCTTGTGTCTTTCCAATTCTGTTTGAGTGTTGACTATGGAATTTTGAACTTTGTTTATGTCTTCCGCCTCCACGATGTCACCCGGGGTTTCGTACGTAACGTAAACAAAGTCTGTGTTCGAGAATATTTTAATTATCCTTCGCCAAGGAGCATCACCTGGTAGGCTAAGCGTGTAACCCAATACCTTGTCACCCGTTAATTCACTCCCCGTGTACACTAAAAGACTGCTGTTATTTATGTTGTCGTGTGCCAAGTCACCCTCGAAAATTCCATCCACTAGGGCAATTTTTTCCTCGATTGTATAAAAACCAGTTGGGTTTTTATTTAACTTATCCGGGAAAATATCGATGTTTTGAGGATACATTTTTTACACCCCCAAACTTAAGGTGCCCAATATTGCTACCTCGTCTTCTCCGATTACCGCATTTCCAGCAAAACCATTAATTAATAAATTTGTATAGTCGGAGATCCCAAGCACCGACAGCAAAATGCTTCCTATTTTTGCATAACTCACGTATGAAGATAAAAAAGCTATTGATGCTAGGTACTCGGTAATATTCTCTCCAAGAGTGTTCTGCACATCATTTAGCGTTAGACCATTAGAAAGCACAACCGTTGCAGTTATATTAATGGGCTTTTCTACTGCACTTACGACCGTAACTGTCGCCCCTATCGGTCTGTTTTCCTCGATGTACGCAATAAGTTCTACAAGAAGATCACTATTTATGGCTCGTTTATTTGAATCTATTGCAACTACTTTAACTGTCCCTGCCCCATTCCAAATAGGATACACCCGAGCAGATCCTATGCCAGCAACCTCTAAAGACCATTGAATGTAGTGAGCAGCATTGCCACTTGTAGATGGAGTTCGCGCTCTAGCAAGCATCCTAGTGAGCAAAGCATCATCTGTTTCAACCTCATTACCGCCAGAGATTGAACTAGAATTATTGACCCCTGTTATTCCGCTAATAGCTGCTGGTATTTGGATAACTGTATTTTCCGGGACGTTATAAGCTGTACCGATTCCAACCGCCTGTACACCTACAGCAGCCACTCCACCAACAATAATTCCTTCCGTAGTGGTTACATATTGCAAACTTCCTGTGGTTTGAACGATTGAGCCTACAGGAATTGGAGTTGTTTCTGAACCTATAAATGTTACCTGTCCTGTTGCCGCTGTTCCTGCCTTTCTAATAACTCCAAACTCTCCGCATCTTAAGTCAAGTTGATCTGAGTATCCATTGGCGGCTGCGCTTTGAGCAAATACCATGTTCAGAACTTGGTCGAGTTGTACTTCACTTTGTGCTATCTCTTGGCTCGTTGGCGAAAGTGCGTCATAAATTAAACTACCTTCCGACTTATCTACGTCAGAAGGCACATTCCCTAGCATCCTATTTAATATTGTCGAGCTGTCCTCACTAAACACTTATAATCACCTCCCCGTAGATCGTTTCCGCAATAAAACTAACATCCGCTTTGCTTCCGTCAATGCTAATGTCAATATTTTTGATACCTGTGATATAAGCATTAATTAGCAGAGATTCTTTAAGATATCTTTCTAACTCGGATTTTAGCGCTTCGGTGGAAAGGCCCTGAGCTATTAGGGATTCCAATTCATTCCCGTAATTCCAGCTATAAGCTAAATATCTATATCGCGGAGTTTGCAATGCTTTCCATAACCAGACCTTAACCGCTTCCTTGCCCGTTACAGTCACATTTTTACCATCAACAAGCAGGAAATCATTACTCGTAAAATCCCATGCGTATTCTTTCGCAAGTGGTAAATCGGTTGATGCGGCAACTGTGGCTTGAATTACGTCATTCACGTTTATAGTTTCTACCGGAAATATACTCATGGGCTAACCACCTTTGCTAGCACAATGTATGTTTGACCGTCCAACGTTGGGATCAAGGCGACAACATCATTTGCTTTTAAACCATCCGTAAGGGCAATTTCTCCATCGGGTATACCAATACTTGTGATGCTTTCCGTTGTCGTGTTTCCGACGGCCGTGGTTGTCGGTATGGAGATCTTTCGTGCATAGTTAGGTAATAGATAATCAGCAACCAGAAGGTTTCTCTTGCCAATTTGCAAGTCACCTAGTTTGATAGTCAGGGGATCGGATGAAACAACTGAACCTACTTGGACGTAAGGAGTGTTATTCTTCCCCCCCTGCGTTCTCATATGACCTAATAACTCGCTGTATGGGTTCTTGATGATATCACTCCTTACTGTCCATTAGGTTACTAAAACTAAGATTAAGGTTCATTGTGTATTCGCCGGTGCCGGGTACCCATGTATGGGTATCTCCATCTATAAACATAACCGTTTTTAACAAAGTGCTAATATAGGATATTTCTGTATTTACTGCATAACCAGTTCGGCATTCCCAATTGCCTAATGCCGGAATAGTCACATCTTTTTGTACGCCAGTAAGCATACCATTAGCGACAACTTCGCTATTCTTGCCTGTCTCCATAGTGTAGTTGTCTTGAAGCAATCCGTACTGAGCAATCCCTGTATTATTGTTCACCTCTTTAATGTATTTATTTTCACTATCATAAATTTTTACCTTGTTAATCATGCCATCCATTGTGTCATGGTAATTTGTGTTGATCACATTGCTACTCGTGTTGTTCGGCTGTGATCTTAGGGTGTAGTTTGCAACCGTTTTTCCCTTTTCGATTACGCACAACTTGATTCCATCCATTACGGGGATATACTTTTTACCGTTTGTCTTAGATGCCTGAGCGTACATTTCCATGATGGCATCATAGCCTGACTTTTGAGCTATGAGACGGTTTAACTTAATGCCTGTGGTTGCTATGCTTCCCACACTTATTCCAAGGTCTGAACATATCTTCTTAGTGGCATCTTCCGCAGATATGTTGCTAAAATTGTAGGTTACCTTAGACTTGGTTAGGTAGATTAGATAGTCGTAAACAACAACCGGCAGTCCTTCGGATGACGAATCAACACCCCTGTCCCAAGCTATGCCTCTAAATATCTCCTTGCCATCAAGTAATAGCCAAACCTTTGTGCCAGGTCCAATGTTTGTTCTAGGTTGGTGCTTGTCCCAAGCAGAGTAGACTAGCGTTATATCTAATTTACGTGCTGCCTGTGCCTTATCCCCTGTGCTGCTTATGCTCTTGATGGCGTTGGTTATATCTGTTACGACCCCGTTGTTTAAGCTGTACAGTTTTATCATAGTAACAACACCTGACCAACTTTGATTAAGTTCGGGTTCTTGAGGCCATTTTTAGTTGCTATTACCGTGGACTTAGAGCCATCTCCGTACTGCCTCTTAGCAATAGCCCAGAGTGTATCGCCTTTTTTGACTGTGTATTTGAGTGGAATTACTTTCGCTACTGGCCTTGCCACTGCCGCCACCGCCACCGTAGTAGCTTTGGTTGCAGTTGCGGTAGGAACAATTATCGGCGTACTTATTACTTTGTACTCCTTTAATGTTAAGGTAAAATACACATCTCCAGTTCCATCTTGCTCTCCATACTCAAAATCTTCTATGGTACATTCTGCATTTATGGCACCGGTAACGATATAACGGATGGGATTCCCACTCAACATCCATTTTTCAATCAGATCTGTGCACTCTTTAGGAGCAGGAAACGTGCTATATTGGCAAAAACTGTAGGCTTGGTTGGGGAAAAAGGATACTATTGACGGTATTTCTGCCAGCTTGGGCTTTCCGATAAAGCTTACTTCTCCGATGCCTTCAACAACGACAACACTGTTATTTTGTGCTCGCTTTATAGCATAATTCGCAGGAGGCACAGGAAGTTGCAATTTTTCAGTGCCTTGTATTAACCAAAACTCCATCACTGTACCTCCTTTAGGCCATATTCGCTGCCGTTATATTAAGTTTTAGCACGAGCATATTTGCAATCTTTTCTATGTCCGCTTCTTCTCTGACTATGATCATATCCGCAAGCTTTGCTATTGAGATATTTTTTCCACTAGAATTAACAGAGGATTGATGATCCTTAACCTGAGATCCTTTAGGTAATGTAACTATCTCAGGTCCATTCTCTCCTACCCAAGTTTCACCCCCGCCATAGTAACTTGTACCGAGAGCATTGTGTGCTTTAATGGAGGGTCCGGCTGAGGTAGATGCGTGTGATGCAGTTAATGCACTATGAGGTCCTACAACATCTTTATAAGTTGTTGTTACTGTAGCGTTTTTATCAGCAATTGGTGTTTTGTTGAACAAATTAAGTTTATCCCAAGCGTTCTGAATCCAAGTGCAAATATCTTTCCAATGCTTTACAACTTCATAAACAGCTACGCCTAACGCCGCAAGTGCTAATATGACGACTCCAATTGGATTCGCGTCCATTGCTGCATTAAATAACCACTGTGCCGCTGTTATTATGTTTGTCGCTTCCGCCGCACTGATTATCCCTAGCCTTTGAGCAATAAATAATGTTGTTTGGAGGGAAATCACCGCAACCGTTTTCCATGCTTGAAGCGCAAAGGAAACAAGGGACACAATCATTTTCCCTGTAAAAGCCCCCGCTGTTATAACTGCCTGAACCCCAGAACTAACGATTGAAACGATAAGTCCTGCGGCTATTGTTGCTCCTGTGGCTACCGCCTGAGCTCCTAGCGTTACTAAGGCCGGTCCGAATATAACTCCAAGCGCAATGGCCACATTCTTTATCGCGGTTTCATTGTCTTTTAGGACCTGTTTGAAGTCGGTAAACGCTTTCTTGATTTTGTCCCAGTGGGTAACCACTAAAATTGCTGCGGCTACTAAAGCTATCATCACTACGATGACTATCCCTCCAGGTGTTGCAAGGTATTTCAGGATGCCGCCAGCCTTGGAGATCGACTTTGATAATTTCACAAAAGGACCGATCACATTTCCTACGCCGCGTACCAACCCCCCAAGGATCACAAGAACTGGCCCTGCTGCAGCTGCCACGAGAGCAAATTTTACGATCATTTCTTGCTGGGCTGGTGACATATCTGCAAGCTTCTTGGCAAAATTAGCAATCGTATCTGCTACATTTTTAATAGTAGGAATTAACTTGTCTAAGGAATCCAGGAGCCTCGTCGCCACTGGCTCAAATGCTACGGCCAACTGATGCTTTGTCTTGGCCATTCTATCGGAAAATGTTTGTGTATCTGCCGCAGCTTTGTTTATTGTTTCGGGACTATCTTTTATGGTTTTGAGTAGCCCGGATAGATCCATTCTGCCCTCTCGAATTGCCGCTGCCATGTCTGGCCCTGCCTTAGCACCGAACATACTCAATGCGAGTGCATTTGCTTGCCCTGCGCTTCCTGCCGACTTTATCTTCTCGATCATACCTTGTAGGTCTTTTGCAGGCTCCTTTATACCATCCTTGGCCATCTTGCCTAGGGCAATTCTTAAGGAGCCAACAACAAGTTCTGTATTTACACCCTGTTTTTCAAATTGGCCCAACATGGTCGCACTTGTTTGCCAGTCGAAGCCCATTTGCCTTAGTGGTCCACCGAATTGTGTCATAAGCTCTTGCAATCGACCTACACCTATGCCTGTGTTTTGGCTAACCTTAAATGTGTAATCTAAAGCTTTAGAGTAGTCAGCTTGCTTGATCCCAGCGTCTTGGAACATACGAGTTGTAGCAGGGATAAGCGTGCTTATGTCTCCCCCAGTTATTTTTGCTAGTTGAAGCATTTGGACGGATAAGGCCTGAAGGGGTTTTCCCGCCAATCCTGTTCTTGTGTTTAGATCGGCGATTACTTTGCTTGTATCCGCCATACTTGCACCGACTTGTTTATATGTAGCCTTAAAGTCGGCGTCCAGTCCTGCTAAGGCTTTACCTGTTGCACCCGTTCCAATTCGTATAGTGTTCTCTGCTTTCTCGAAATCTTCCCCAAGCTTTAAGAGACCTGCCCCTACCGCTAATACTGGAACGGTTATCACCTTGCTGAGACTTTTCCCGACTGCCTCCATATCTTTACCGACAGATACCATGTTTTTACTTGCATACGTTGCTTGTCGCTGGAACTGCGAAAGGTTTGCGTTGACATTCCTCAAAGTGCCCGAAAGTTGGTCACGCAATGTAATTACTGCATCAATTACGTGTGCTATTTTAATCACCCCCATCCTGAGAGTTTTCTTCGTTTCTTTCCTTGATTTCGTGCAAAATAAAAGCCCGGAGAATCTTCTTCTCACCAGGCTTTCTATCGTAGAATTCTTTGGGGCTCATGCTTTTGTACTTAAAAAGAAGATAGGCCGTTTGAACGTTCCTATCTTCGCGGATTAGTTTTTTATGGTGTCTTCGTCCTCGTCGTCTTTTTCATAGCCGGAAAGTTCATTAATTCCGTTATAGAGATCGTCGATCTCTCCACTAAGCAAGAGCTTTTTAATAAGTTCCTTCGGTGTCGGAGCCCCGAAATGTTCCATTACCTCTTTTGACTTAAATACTTCTTGGCATCCTTCAATGATGATCAAGGTTTTCATACTGTACATATTGATCTTTTTAACGTCGCCCTTGCGAATCTCCAATGCGCCTTCTTGGATTTCGGCATACTTCTCGCTGTCCACGGCTTTGCAGGGGAATTCGAGTGTTTGTTTCATTTTCTTTGATTTGATGGTGATAACCTTGGTCGGAACTTCTATTTTACCAGCATCCATTTTGAGTAATTTCTCTACAATATTCATTGATAATTCCCCCTGTTTTTTAATTATTATGTAAATACATAGTGCGATCAAAATATTTGCTAAGTTAGGTGCCGTTAGAAAATCGACGACCATTAATTGAATGTAAATGATCGTCAAATGGACATACGCAATCGTTAAAAATAGCATCAGGTTATCCTCCCAAAAAGAGAAAGGGACCTACTAGATCAAATCTAGCAAATCCCAGTCTTGGAATGTAAACGGTATGCTTTCTTCGCCGTTTTTCTTTGCTTCCCAATCCACCAAAGTTAGTTCGTCAAACATAACTCCTTTTAGTACGATTCTTTCAGCACCTAAGCTATCTGGATCATCTAGCTTAGAAATGATGGTATATTCTAGGCTTTTCCCACTCTTAATACTGGCACTATTAGCCTTAATCATGGTTGAACTGACTTTGTGCATTTTAAGAGTCCCTTTTAGCTCCATCCCTGAAACCTTTTGGCCATCGACAAGAGATCCGCACATATTAACCGCTGTTTTCTTCAAGGATACCTTGGCCTGAAGTGCGCTTGTCTCTGACATCTTGTCGCCGTTAAGCCACATCTCCCCCCAGGTTCCGCTAATTACCTGGTTACCTTTAATAACATCCATGTATCAAATACCTCCTATAATAATTTTATCGTCTTAGAGGAAAAGGTTAAGAGTTAAGTCTTCCATTGCGTCGAGTGGTTTTGCCGTGCCGGTTAGAAGTACCGAGGACCCTGTATTTGCTTGCTTAATCTCTACACTCGTCATTAAGCTAGTGTCTACCCCGATGCTCCTTAGGTATAACCCTTGGGCATCCGTATCCACTCCAACGCTGTTCTTTCCTTTGTCTAAAAGCATCTCGTCTTCTAGTCCTTCGAGATATGCGTTAATAGCGGTAACGAGTATACACTTATGGTCGTAATCATTCGGCACCTTGCCCACATAATTATCGTCATAAGTCTTTTTGATGTCATTGTTGATTAAATCCATAATGTCCACAATTTTGATCTTCTTAAAGTCTGCGTTTTTCCCGGGGATGATGGTGACTAGGCTGTTTACTGCACGCGCGATCTTAACCTTTTCTCCATCATTCATCAGTACAAGTTTCCCTGCGTCAATTAACGTGTCAAATTCTGCATTAGTTGAATGGGGAACATCCAAGACCTCAGATAAAACTTGGTATGTTGCGCTCATGGTCAACGGATTCCCTGCTAAAATCCCTGCAATTCGGCTGCAATAATCTGTAGCTGTTAGCGTTCCAGATGCCAGGACAATCCCATCTGTGGCAAAGTTTATGACTCCTTCGTGGTCGCCTGCTGTGTTTGGCAGGACCATCTTTGATCGAAGGCCCTTAGAATCTCTAGCCGCTTTAATCCATGTTGAGAATAGTAAAGCATCTGGTGCACCGATCTCAGGCACGCACCCATAATCCCATTTGACCGTTTCGAGATAGGTCATGGCTGCCGTGTAATCGACTGCCTCAACCGGTTCCACATACACGATCAGGCTAACGGGAGACTGAACACCGCCCATGTAGGCCAGATTGATTTGATCAAGATTATAGGCCGAGAAGTCCTGAGGAATTGCTGTTGGGTCTGTGTAAACGTTGGCTCCATTGTGGAGCGCATCCTTTAGGACGATAGCAACGACGCCTCTGGAACCCCTTGCAATCGCGCTTACGGCCAGTGCTTTAAAGATAACTTCGATGTTTGGTAATCCCATGCTATTGACCTCCTATATTTAAACTTATTGTTCCCATTGGGTCTGCTATTGGAGTGGTATCCACGATTTCATCATAAAAGTTTAAGTCCAATTTAACGGAATATATATGGTCATCTTCATCGATTACTTCCGCCCTGAAATTTCTCACCAAAAGCTTTCTAGTCCCTATTGTCAGGATTGGAGTTAGAATCCCTTTCAGAGTGTCATACATCTGAAGGTTCTCTAAGTCAGTTTTGTTTTCGGAGAAGTATACAATTTCAATCATCAAAGAGTTCTCGCTTGTAACCTTCTTGATGGTATCGCTTGTAACTGGGATTAGATTCACAAAAAAACAAGGTCTTAAGAATCCCTCTTTGACCTCGTTTCCATATGTTTTTAGCCCAACTGGAACTAACGCATCATTGACAGCCTTTTTGATATCTACTAATGTGATCATTTCACACCGCCCAGGATACCGTCTAACCATGCATCCACTACTGTTGGTATTACCTGTTCCAATTCGATCATTGCCGTCTCTACCATGTGTTTTCCGGGTACAAATCCAAGCGATGGACCGCCCTTCTTATTCTTAATCTCGTGTCCATTTTCCACAAGATGAAAGAGAGGGCTTTTGTTCGTCATGGTTATGTTGCTTCCATCTTTTTCATAATTCACCTTGGATAGTTTATATTGGTCTCTTAAATGTTTTTTGTCTCCACCCAAAGGTGTCTTATCCTTGGAGCTAGCCTTCAACATTCCACCCAATTTCAGAAGAATTTCTTCTTCCTTGTAGGGATACCTAGCTCTAACCTCTTCAAGCTTGGCTTTAAAATTGCTAATGCCTTCAAACTTCACTTCGAAATCATCAGCCATTCTTAACCACCCTCTCGATAGCCATGATCTCCAACGTTGCATTGTGCTCAAAGGGGTTAATGATGTCTTGGATCAAAAATATTCTATCCTTGAATTGGATCGTCATGTCAGGTGTAACTCCTATAAGATAGCGAATGGTGATCTTATAGGTTAGCTCGGCTTGATACTTCTTCGCTTCAACATAATCCCTACCGTGGACAGGGGTTATACCCGCCCACACTGTTTTGAAAGTAGCAGGGACTAAAATCGTGTCCTCTGCTTCGTTTTTTTCTTCAACCGTTGTGAGTATAGTTATTCGTTTGTTCAAGCTGCCTATGTGCACATGCTCACCGCCTAGACTAAAGGTATTTTATCTTGGGATAACAACGACGACACCGTGAAGTTCAATTCAAGGGGATTCACACCCCTCAGATCGTTGACAACCAGCCTGTTTTCATACCAATGACTTATAAGCAATAAAATTGCTTGTTTTGCCCTGGATGGGACATCAGATGCGTTGTCTCCATATCCGCACGTAAAGTTAATTACCACCGGGTCGAGAGGATATAAAATTGCAAGCGGGAATATTTTACCGAACGGAGGGCAAAGCTTGCCTAAGATTCCTCGATTGCTTACGTTGTAATCAACTTCAGGTGTAAGGGTTGTTACCGCTCCGGATGTATCTCTGTAGCTAATGCTATTGACGGTCTGCAGTCTGCCCTTTGGAATCTCGATGATACTTGATCTTTTGTATCCATTCACTTGATCGACCGCTGAGAACGGGAATCCTGGCAGCGACATTTCCCAAGTTTGGGTAATGTAAGCTCTGCTTTGGTAATTTTCGCAGTATTCTCTTGCCGCGATTATTAGGGAGCTTACATACGCATCCTCGATTGCATCGTTTGCGGTATCAATTCTTAAGTAGGCCTGTGCATCTACTAGACTCACAGGCTCTAAAACAGGGGGCGTAACTAATGTCAAGTTATAGTCCAATTCATCACCGCCCTAAAATTAGAGGGCAGGAGCTATCCCGCCCTAATCGATTAAACTAATACAGTGTCAGGTACTTCGCTCTCGAACCGACCATCGGTCAGAACAACAACAACCCCACCGGTTATTTCGCCTACTACTAGCTCTGTGGATTTAAGTCTCACATAGCCAAACCCGGTGTCGGCAAGTGATTGGTCTTCCACTTCAACCTTATACACCTTGTCGCTTGCCGCTGCCGTTACGAATCCAGTTGCCGGTGCTTGTTTGATAGGACCGAAAGTATCACCAGCGATACATTCCTGATAGAAGAAAGGAATTGGAACTGTATTCGAGGGCGTAGCATCATCGCACGCTTCGACTGTTATTGTTGCTGTCCCTACTGGGCCGACTCCACACTGAAGCAGGAAGCTCGCATGCTGCCAGTTCTTCATATTGACTACGGCGGTGGGAGCTACCCCAGCGAAAGCGTTTGCTACAGGTGGTAAAACATTAGCTACGTGATAAAGATCATCCATTTTTGTTATTCCTCCTCAAATTTTAAATTAAGTAAACTGAGGGAGGTTTATCCTCCCTGTTGATTATGAACGAGCCGCTAGTGTGACGAATGGACTCAAGGTATTGCTGCCTTTGAACGGGGTAAGTGCCGTCTTCCAGATTGGTTGTCCATCTACGCGATAGATGAAACGGAATACGCTTTCGTCATAAAGGAAACGAACGTGGACGGAAGACGCTGCATTGATGCCGCCTTTATCGATCAAGAGATATTGCGAGAGATCAACGAGTGAAATATCTCCAAGCGATCCGATGGTATTGGCCTGCTCAATTATGATTACAGGTTGTCCAAATAGTGTGGAATACGGGGCACCAGATACGCCACCTGGGGGCATATAAACCGGATAGGCATTGTTGCCGACGCTTATACTCAACGTAAAGAGTTGAGGCAAAATATCCTGGTTAATTAACCATACAGAGTTCTGTTGGCTCCGTCCCCACATTCGTGACCACATCTTGATGATATTAGCGAGTAAGATTGAACCAGCAGCTTGGGATGTTTCTTTTGCTACGGTTACGAGCGCCCCACTTTTCATAAATCCAAGGGGTTGACCGGCACCTAGTCCGTTTATGATGGCGTCGTCCATCTTGAATCCGAATTCTTCTGCGAATGCCGTGCCGATTATTGATTCAAGTGCCGTAGCATCCTGAAGGAGTTCGTCCGTAGCGTAGCATAGACCGGTCAACTTCTTGAGCTTCAACTCAACTTTGCTGAACTTAGGTTTCTTACCTTGAAGCGCATCAGCTTCATTTTCCCAGAAGGACTGGATCCCGCCCCATCGAGAGCCGTTTGCTCGACTTGTTTCATCGACACCGTTGGCTTCCAATGCGTTTGAAGTAGGACTGATCGGAATCTTACGGCATTTAGATGCCAGAATACCAGTCTCGTAGGTTTTTTGGAGGAGTTCTTTGGCAAAATCTTCTCCGACGAGGAAACCACCATCTGATGGTACTGATTCGCCCATACCGGATGCAGCGTTTTGCATGAGCAGGCGCGGATCAGGAGATGCACCTTGCTTGGAAGCATTGTATACGGCAGCAAGGAATTCTCCATTGTTTTTCCACTCGACCTTCTTGTGATTCTTTGGTTCTGGATACAAAGGTGTATTTACTGCCTTCTTTGCTTCTGCAGCAGCCTTAATTTCCTCTTCTTCCATGGCGTCGACCTGTTTTTGTACTTCGATCTTGGCATTTACAGCTTGGATCTCCGCAAGTACGGCGTTAATTTCCTCGGTGGTAGAGTCTTCCTTGGCTGTGATACCCTTCGCTTTGGCTTTCAAGGTTGCTTTTAGGGCTAGTAATCGTTCCATTTCTTTCATTCAACTTGCCTCACTTTCAATTTTTGTATAAAAATAACCCTAGAGTTCACACTCCAAGGCTATAAGGGCCCTCGCTTTTGCTTTTTGCAACTTTTCTTCAGCTGTTTCGGGTGGTTCTGCTGGCTTGACGGGCGGTATTACTGGATCCGGTTCTTCTTCATCCTTGACCTTAATAAACTTGGGTGTATTTTTGTACCTAGCAAGTATTTCAAAGTCTCTTACGCTGGCGGCAATAGCCTTCTCTTCATCCATTACGTCACACAAGCCAAGATCCATACACTCTTGTGCGGTCAACCATGTTTCGGCATCCAATAACTCCACAAGCTTATCCTTTTCAAGATCAGTTGCTTTAGCGAGATATGTTTCTTGTATGCTTTCGCATACTTTGTCCAGGGTATCGGCCATTGTTCTCATTTCGTTGGCATTTCCCCAAACTCCACTCATGGGGTGATGGATCATCATCATGGCATTAGCCGGCATATGAATTGTGTCGCCTGCCATAGCGATCACACTTGCGATTGATGCGGCAAGACCATCAACGTGCATATTCACCGTCGCCTTATGCCTTTTAAGTTGAGAATAGATGGCTTGTCCTGCGAATACGTCACCGCCCCCGGAGTTCATATACACATTCAACGTGGATATGTCCCCTAGCGCATCCAATTCTTCTTTAAAACTTGTGGGTGTTACCTCGTTACCGTCGCCCCACCAGCTTTCGGAGTCCGCAATCTCGCCATAAATGCTTAGCTCGCCTTCATTGTCGGCTAACGCCTTAAATGCCCAAAACTTTTTCTTTGCCACTACCTTTTTAGTTTTCTTTGACATTTCATCACCTCCTCTCAAGGCATAATAAAAAGCACCATTCTAGGCGCTTTTCTCTGTAATCATCTTGTATATTGCATCTGTCATGGCTTTTGTCTGGCTCGCTGGATCAACCTTTCCAGCCTCTCCCATATTAAGAGGGTGCATATAAATATCTCCATTAGGTATAGAGGGCATGTTCTCAAGCTTCCTAATGTCATTGACACTAAGCCAGCCCCACTGCCTGCCTTGCGCATAGGCTGTGGCCCGACTTACTGCATC